TAGTTTACCAACACCAATTATGGCGGGAGTACGAACGCCTCAACGACAGTTCTCGTCTTGCGTACTTATCGAGACTGATGACTCACTGGACTCTATCAATGCAACAGCCTCAGCAATCGTCAAATATGTTTCTCAAAAAGCCGGTATCGGTATTGGAGCTGGTCGTATACGCGCTATCGGTTCCGCTGTCCGTAATGGTGATACTAGTCACACTGGCATTATTCCTTTTCTTAAGTATTTCCAATCTGCTGTTAAGAGTTGCTCACAAGGTGGTGTCCGCGGTGGTGCAGCAACTGTATATTATCCGATCTGGCATTTTGAAGTCGAAGATCTTCTCGTCCTCAAAAATAACAAAGGTACAGAAGAAAATCGTGTAAGGCACATGGACTATGGTGTGCAATTTAACCGAGTTATGTATGAAAGATTAATTAGTGGTGGTAACATTACATTGTTTTCTCCACAAGATGTACCAGATTTATATGAAGCTTTCTTTACTGACGTTGATAAGTTTAAAGAACTATATGAAAGGTATGAGCGAAAAACATCTATTCGAAAGAAAGTAATTCCTGCATCAGAACTCTTTTCAGCTTTTGCTCAAGAGAGAAAGGACACTGGAAGAATCTATTTAATGAATGTTGATAACGCTAATGACCATGGCGCGTTTGAAAAAGACAAAGCACCTATTTACCAATCAAATCTTTGTTGTGAAATTAATTTGCCAACTAAACCACTAAAGAGCATTGATGATCCTGAAGGTGAGATCTCATTATGTACGTTGGCTGCAATTAATTGGGGAATGATTCGTAAGCCTGAAGATTTTGAAAAGCCTTGCACACTCGTAGTTCGAGCTTTGGATGCATTACTTAGTTACCAAGATTATCCGGTCTTGGCTGCAGAGATTGGTACCAATAATCGTCGGCCACTTGGTGTAGGTATTATTAACTTTGCTTATTGGTTAGCAAAAAATGATACGAGTTATCAAGATCCAAACTTAGAACTTATTCATGAGTATGCTGAAGCCTGGTCTTATTATCTCATTAAAGCATCAGCTGATCTTGCAATTGAACATGGTTGTTGTGGAAAATCTAATGAAACAAAATACTCAGCTGGTATTATGCCAATTGATACATACAAGCGAGATGTAGATGAACTTGTAAAGCCAGAATACAAAATGGATTGGGATCGTTTACGTCAAACATGTAAAGATTGGGGTATTCGCAACTCTACATTAATGGCTCTTATGCCAGCAGAAACATCTGCGCAAATTAGCAACAGTACAAACGGTATTGAACCACCACGGAGTTTGATTTCAATTAAACAATCAAAGGATGGTATTCTTAAACAAGTAGTTCCGAGTATAAGATCTTTGAAGAATAAATACGATCTCTTGTGGGATCAAAAATCACCAGAAGGTTATCTTAAGATCATGGCTGTTTTACAAAAGTTTATTGATCAAGGAATCTCAGTTAATACTTCTTATAATCCATTACACTATGGAGAGGAAAAGATTCCTTTGAGTGAAATGCTTAAACACATTCTATTCTTTTACAAGTATGGTGGTAAGCAACTTTATTACAATAATACTTTTGATGGTGCCGGTGAAATTGAAGATCCACGCGACCCACCACAAGAAGATCTCGAACCAATTGTCGAAGAAGATTGCGACTCCTGTAAACTATAAAGAGGCAAACCTTAATGTCAGTATTTCATACTAAAAGAGTAGATTCAATTAAACAACCTGCATTTTTTGGAACTCCTGTTAATATTGCACGTTATGATAAACAGCGCTATAGAATTTTTGAATCACTTACTGACAAACAATTAGGTTTCTTTTGGAGACCAGAAGAAGTTGATATTAGTCGTGATAGTAAAGATTTTAAAATGCTTACTGAGCATGAACAACATATTTTTACAAGCAATCTTAAGCGACAAATTTTATTAGATTCAGTTCAAGGCCGCGGACCAGTTGAAGCATTCCTTCCTATTTGTTCTTTGCCTGAACTTGAAAACTGGATTGTCACTTGGGCGTTTAGTGAAACAATTCACTCACGTTCATACACACATATTATTAGAAACATTTATTCAGATCCATCAAAAGTTTTTGATGAAATGTTAGACATTAGAGAAATTGTAGATTGTGCAAAATCTATTTCAAAATACTATGATGATTTAATTAATAACCCAACAAACGAATCTTTACGGCTAGCACTGAACGCAGTCAATGCGCTCGAAGGTATTCCTTTCTATGTGTCGTTTGCTTGTAGTTGGGCATTCGCTGAACTAAAAAAGATGGAAGGCAATGCAAAAATTATCAAGTTCATTGCCAGAGACGAAAACGTGCACATGGCATCTACACAACAATTGATTAAGTTATTGCCAAAAGAAGATAAAGACTTTGAAAAAATTGCAAAAGATAAAGAAGATGAAGTACGCCAGTTATTTGAAGATGTAGCAAATCAAGAAAAAGCATGGGCCCAATATCTTTTTAAAGATGGATCGATGATTGGTTTAAATTATAATCTTCTATGTGAGTATGTAGATTATATTACAAATAAAAGAATGTATGCAATTGGATTAAGTAATTCCCGTGGTTCTGCAGATCCATTACCTTGGACACAAAAATGGATTAGTGGTGCTGACGTTCAGGTAGCACCACAAGAAACTGAAATCACATCCTATATCGTGGGTGGAATCAAAAAGGATTTAGATGATTCAACATTCAAAGGATTTTCACTTTAATGTCTGCACTTGTAAAGAAAACAATTAAATGCCAGTCATGCGAAGTTAAGTGTGATGTAATTATACGTGATGCTAATTATGAATTGGATGCAGTAGATATTAATTATTGTCCTATTTGTAGTATTGAATTAAATGAAATGGAAAGCGAGTACGAAGACGATGACTGGGAAATGGGATCATAGATTCATGCGTATGGCTAGGGAAGTTTCTACCTGGTCTAAAGATCCTTCGCGACAAGTCGGTGCTGTAGCTGTAGGTGAAAATAGAAAAATACTTAGTACTGGATATAATGGATTTCCGGCCGGCATCGAAGATACAGAAGAACGTTATAATGACCGCTCTCTCAAATATAAATATGTAGTACATGCTGAAAAGAATTGTATCTATAACGCGTGTTTAAATGGTATATCATTAGCCGGTGCTAGTTTATATGTCTATGGATTACCTCTGTGTTCTGATTGTTCTCTTGGTGTAGTACAATCAGGAATTAAAGAAGTTATTATGGATGAATCCTGTTTTGACAAACCAAAATGGAATGAAAGCTTTGAATTCACAAAAAATCTTTTTCAAGAAGCAGGTGTTGACGTAAGATATGTCAGATCTGACGTACGAAAATCCTTGGGTCTACAATGGACAGATATTGCAGAGTGAAGACATAACTGAATATGTCGGCATGGTCTATCTTTTAAAAAACACAATCAATAATAAACAATACATTGGAAAAAAATTCTTTTGGACAAAAGCTTATCGTAGTATAAAGGGCAAGCGTAAAAGAGTTAAAGTTGAATCTGATTGGAAAAAATATTATGGTTCAAGTAATAAGTTAGCTGCAGATATAGAAGAAATAGGAGTTGACAAAATAGAGCGACATGTGTTATTATTATGTAATACAAAAACACAATGCGCTTATTACGAACTCAAAGAACAAGTTGAAAGAAATGTTTTACTCAGAGAAGCTTATTATAACGAGTTTGTTGGTGGAAAAATAAACGGACGTCACTTAGAGGAATTAAAATGAAAATAGTTATGTATTCGCTTGATGGTTGTGGTCATTGCGATGTTGCTCGCTCGTATTTTATTGAAAATAACGTTGAGTACACTGAATTAAAAGTTGATCGAGATATTAGTATTGATGATTTTTTAGATCAATTTCCAGAACAAACTGGATTTCCACATATCGTGATTGACGGCAAAATGGTCGATCAATATAAAGAACACATTGAAATGAATACAATGTTGAAAGGAGTTAGTTTATAATGCTTGATGTTTGGCGAGTAAAAAAGACTGGACAAATTGTACATCCAATTATGTCTGCTGAAAAGAATGGTTATACTCTTTGCTTATTTCCATTTAAAAGAAAAAGCATTGATGGTAATTATGGAAGTATTCAGTCAGTTAAAAATGAAAATCTTGTAAAAGATAGGGAAGCGTTGTAATGGCAGAAATTCGTGATGGTGAGTTTGTTCGTAATGAAACAAACGAAAAGTCGATGGGTGGCACAGAAGTAATGACAATGGAGTTGGCTAAGAGAGCCAATAAAGATCTTCTTAAAGAATGTCAAATTATTTCTTCTCGTGTTAGAGAACTACAAGAAGATAAGATTCGAATCTTTTGGGCGCATGATTTACCCGGTGATCCAGAGTCTGAGTTTCTTAAAGATAAAGATGAACAAGCTAAGTTTCATAAATTTGTTTTCGTATCTCATTGGCAAATGAATGGATATTTACAGGCCTATGGTATTCCATTTTCAAAGTGTGTTGTTTTGTTAAATGCAATTGATCCTATTCCAGCGCATGAAAAGCCAAATACAAAAGATGGTGTTAATCTTATCTATACACCTACACCACATCGTGGATTGAATATTCTTATTCCAGTATTTGAAGCACTCGCAAATAAACATGATAATATTCATTTAGATGTATTTTCTTCTTTTGAATTATATGGGTGGGGACAAAGAGATGAACAATACGCAGAACTCTTTAAGAAAATGGATGATCATCCTAAGATCACTAATCATGGTACCCAACCGAATAGTGTTGTAAGAGAGCACTTACAAAAATCTAACATTTTTGCTTATCCTTCTATTTATGCTGAAATTTCTTGTCTGTTCCTTATGGATGCAA